GTGGTGGTGGAACAATCATTGCCATACTCCAAGAAACTGTCACTGACTATGCCTGGGTATCCTCCTATTTCACATGGAGCGCCGCCTTCAACCTGTTTGAGGCGGTCAATCTTGCGCTGTCTGATTTCACACGTACCGGCAACCCTACAAACCTCACTCAGATAGTCCTCACGTTCGCTGACGACAACTATGTGGACTCATTGGTGTTGGTAGCAGATAACCCCCTACCCGTCACTGTACGCGCCGGAACAGGGTCAAGAGCCTATGTGGTAACCGATGATTTCGGCAGTGAGGCGGGCGCACAGGCATACGCAGATGGACTACTGCCGATTGTGTCAGTTCCCCGAGAGCAATATACAAGGGATGTTCCGTTATCAACTGACCTCTCGGTAGGGGATACCATCAATGGGGATGGTGTGGATATGACCGTTTATGCGATCGACTACAGAGAAAATGGTAAGACTTTGGCCGCGGGCCGCGCCCTAGATACGTTACAGTCTCGCTTGTCGGAACAGTCACGACAGATAGACGCTCTCAAAAGGAAAACCTGATGGGGCGTACAATATCTCCCGAAACTAGAGCGAAAATGTCTGCAGCAAGAATGGGGCATATCGTGTCTCAGGAGACACGAGCGAAGTTGTCTGCAAATAACATGGGACATCATGTTGTATCGGATGAAACTCGAGCGAAGTTGTCTGTGGCACACAAGGGGGTTCTTTTGTCTCTTGAAACGCGGACAAGGATGTCTGTCGCGCGGAAGGGACGCATCATGTCTCCCGAAACGCGGGCGAAGTTATCGGCAGCCCTCATGGGGAAAAGAGTGTCTCCTGAAACACGAGCAAAGATTTCTGCGACAAACATGGGAATGCCTGCTTGGAATAAGGGCGTCCCAATGACCGAAGAGCAGCGAGCCACAAATTCTCTCGTGCATCGTGGGTTGAAAGCATCACCTGAGACGAGAGCGAAGATGTCTGTTGCAAATTGGAGGGGCGGTTCCTCGGTATCTAGCCGTAAATCTAAGGCCAAGCGTCGCGCACTTGGATTCAATCCCTTGAACTCTTGGTTTGTTGGCTGCGAAGGTCACCACATCAATCCGCAGGACGTAATCTACATGCCGAAGATATTGCACCGCAGTATCTACCACCGTCAATCAGATGGTCGTGGCATGGCTGAAATGAACGCACTGGCGGGGCAATACCTGACCGAAGACTGGACATAGGGGGCTTGCAATGTACATACGAGCTGGAATGAACGCTTTTCTGGACAAGTCTGCTGGCTTGCTTGATACCCTTGCAGCCGAACCTCTCAGGGTGTGGCGCGTTACTGGAACCCCCGAAGCAATCGAAGCCTTCAGGGTTGCGGTTGGCGGGGTCACCTTACCAGACACAGACATCGTGGCAGTCAAGACGGCGGCAGTGGTAGCTAAAGAGGTAGCTGTGAAAACTGAGCAGGTGGCAGTCCTGAAAGCATCATTGGACGTGGCTACAGCAGAACTGAACAACTTGCAGAAAGTGGCAGTAGTTGAACCGGTAGTTGAACCGGTGCCAGTGGTTCAAGATGTGGTTCAGGTGGCAAGGGCGACCACGATAACAAAGGGTTAGGAGGGCAAGATGAGCGATAGGGGGCATGAAGTGAACGAAAAAACAGATCCGACACCGAACACGATAAAGCTGATGGATACCGCCGTTAATGGACTGAACAAGCTGTTCGATTCGGAGATGCGTCGCGTTGATGAGCGGTTTTCCCTGTTCAGCGAACACTTGAAAGAAATGGGCATTGCCGAATCCAAACGTCTGGACGCCATTCGTGAAGTAGACGCCACGGCAGTCAGGGTCGCCGCTGACCGTGCGCTCAATACGCAGGCAACACTGGCGTCACAGGTGTCTGCGTTCAACGAGCAACAGAGAGCGCTTGTAGCTACCACAGCCGATGTGCTTGCGAAAAACTTACAACAGATTCAGATCCAGATTGCGGAAAACGCGGAAAAAGCAGAACAGCAACAGCAGATTAAGAATGATGCGTTTCTCGCCGCCATTGCGCTTATCCAGAAAACGCAGAATGAAAGCCAGGGCAAGTCCAGTATGTCAACGCCATTGCTTATGGTGATTGCCGGAGCCGTTGTCGGGGTCATCGTGTTCATTATTGAAGCACTTGTAAGGATCTAATGAAGGGCCTCGATTACAGCTCGGGCCGTCCTTTCCTTTCGGCCGTCAAGAAGGCCGGTTATGGTTTCGTCGTCCGTTACCTGTTCGCGCCATCCCCCGGGGGCAAGGGCGTTTCTAAAACTGAAGCAACTGCAATTCGCGCAGCCGGACTGGGATTGTGCGTTGTCTATGAGGAATACGCGGGAAGGGCAAAAGAGGGTACAGCGTCGGGTGTGGCAGACGGCCATATTGCGCTTGCGTTTGCCCGCGCTATCGGCTTTCCCGACAGCAAGCCAATCTATTTTGCCGTGGACTTTCAGGCGACGACAACGCAGATGCCCGTGATTGACCTCTACTTGAAAGGCATAGCAAGCGTCATCGGCCTCGCGCGCGTAGGCGTGTACGGATCGTATGCTGTCGTGGAACATTGTCAGAGTGTCCAGTCTGCGCGTTTCTATTGGCAAACGTATGCATGGAGTGGCGGCAAAGTCAGCCCCCATGCGCACCTGCTCCAATACTGCAATGGGCAAGTTGTGGCAGGGGCAAGCGTGGATTTGAACGAGTCAAGACAACTTTCGTTTGGTGCTTGGGAACCCGTGGCGAAACCTGCCATAATCCCGCCAAGGCCGCCAGTGGTCAAGCCTGTCGTGGCTAAACCCGCAATACACATCATGACTCCGGCAGAGATGCTGGCGTGGGCTAAGAACTTATTCAGTAAATAGGAGGCACCTATGATTGATTGGAACCCTATTATTTTAGCAGTTATCGCGCTCATCAGTACCGTCATTGCAACACTAATTCCTGTGGCAGTTACGGCATTTTTCAATTCTCAGACGGCAAGGTTAGAGAAACTGAAAGCGCTTGCCGACCATAACCAGGTCATTGCCGATGGAATTGTACAGGTGGTTCAGAATACGTATAAGGCTCTCACGGGTAGTGAGAAGTTCCAGAAAGCGTTTGAGAAACTGGATGCACAACTTCACCTTCCGGCGGGTCAAACGCAACAGCTCATTGAACAGTCAGTTTCGGGTTTGACCCTGGCCTTTGGCGATGACTGGGCGAAGCTTGGCGACACCAATTCAGATATCCCCACGCCGCCAACCGACCCCGATACCTTACCCCTGGCTTGACGAAGGTTCATATATTGGTATAATATTGAGTGGCGGGCGCAGGACCCAACCCCGGTGTCCGCCAACATATAAGAAGGGTTGGGAAAGGGGTTGGTGATTAATGTCAATGACCGTTGTAATCAAGGTTGAAAAGGTTCCGAGGAAACTACTGGAACCCTATACGAACGTTGCCGAACCCATCGGACAGATACCCGAGGGGGTTACCCTGTTGCCGAAAAAGCGTGGCGGGTATCAGCAGATCGAAGTCCTCATTCAAGAGAAAATGGGGCAGTATGAAACCCGACTTGCAATCGCGCACGAGGTCTATCATTGCTATCAATATTTAGTCGGATGCCTTGATGACGAAACCAACACGTACAAGGTGTCTGAGGTTATGGTCAAGGCATTGAAAGAGCGAAAGAAGGCGAAGAAATGAGTTATCGTTGGAAAATGAAGGTATGCCAAATATGTGGCAAAGAATACCAGCCAACGGGCGGAGCGCAAACATATTGCGCAGAATGTGGCCCAAAGGAAGACATTGCCCATCGAGCCGCACACCATATTGCATATGAGGTAATCTACAATGCGGCACACCGTGAGGAAAAGGCCGCATACAACAAGAAATATCTGGCCGCACATCTGGAGAAATTGTGTAAGCGGGCAAGAGATTGGGGAAGAAAAAACCCCGAGAAACTGGCAACTGTTTGGAGAAAGCATAGAGCCAAGCGTCGCGCGCTCGGTTTCAATCCTCTCAATTCTCCATTTGCTGGAAGTGCAGGACATCACATCAATCAGAATGATGTTATTTACATACCAAGAGATATACACAAAAGCGTTTCGCACAACGTGTGGACTGGGAGAAATATGGACGTAATCAACGCCCTCGCGGGAAAATATTTGACTGAGGACTGGACGTAATGCGACTTATTGAAATGAGTGACAAACGCAGCTCTGTATTTTTGCTTCCGCTGGGAGACGTACATGCGGGGAGCGGTCAAACTGATTATACGAAGTTCGAAGGCTACGTCGACTGGGCAAAGCGTGAGAAAGCGTACATTTTCCTCATGGGAGACATGTTCGACACGGTGGTCATGGGCGGGGTATCCAGTCCGTTTGATGCATCCATGAACCTCAGGGAAGCTAAGAAGTACATGCGGGATCGGCTCATGCCAGTGAAGCATCTTATCATTGGTGGTATCATTGGCAATCACGAAATGCGACTCATGCGCTATGCCAATGAAGACCTCATGGAGGATCTGTGTGATCAGCTTCAGGTTCCCTATGCCAGATTCTCTGCCGTTCTTCGATTGAACATTGGACGCAAGACTGGCGACGGGGGCAAGACCGATACAACGCGTGTCCACTATGTTGCCTATTGTCATCACACAACGGGCGGTGGTGGAACCCCCGGTGGCCGGTTGAATCGGGTCTATAAACTCTCAGACATTTTTGAGGGGGCCGACGTGCTGATTGGCGCTCATAACCACATGCAAGCGGGCGTACCGGTCGACAAGTATAGACTCCATGTATCCGCATCAGGAAAAGCGACCCTTAGCGCAGACAAGCAGTTCCTCGTTGACTCAGGTTCATTTGTGCAATGGAATGAGTCGTATGCAGAGGAAAAGATGCTTGCCCCCTCCCATTGCGGCTGCCCGCGAATCAGGCTGGATGGAACGCGAAAGGATATCCACGTTTCAGAGTAAATGACGCAGTAGCGTGACGCAGTACCGATGGTTCGCAGATGGCGACAGTCTGCGATTAAATGGAGCCGGTCCAGCCAGCTAGAGCAACGGGTTCCCCTAGACCCGACTCCCTGCCCACCTCTTCCAAAAGTAGGATCCCACGCACCAGGCCATGGGGGGCTAATGGTGGGAGATAAGCGGCGCGCATCCCGCTTGATGGGCAGTGTTTTCCTTGCATCGTGCAGCATTTATGGTATAATAAATATGGTAAGGGGGTAGCTGACCCTACTCCCTACCAACCTTGGTCAGAAGGAGATGTGTCATGAAACGAGAATATCAAATGAAGACTTGTCAGAAGTGCGGCGATGAGTATCAGCCGATGAGCGGCAATCAGGCATATTGCAAGACGTGCGGCCCCATCCAGCGTAGTATGCGGCAGAATGCCGGTCGCAAGGTCCGTACTCGACGAGAAAAGGAGAACAATCCAGAGGGGTTGAAGGAGAAAAGACGTCGGTGGAACCAAACCCCGAGCGCGAAAAGAAGTGCCCACAAACATGTTCTAAAAAGATATTATGGAATGACGCCTGAACAATATGATGCGCTCCTTCTATCTCAAGGCGGCGTGTGTCCCATTTGCGGCAAACCTCTTCCCTTTCCGGCAGACGTGGATCACGACCACATGACGGGAAGGGCGCGCGGGCTCCTGTGTCATAGATGCAATCTGACACTGGGTCTAGTTCACGATGACTTGAAACTTTTGCAGGCCCTTGCCGACTACCTAGTATCTGGTTGACAACTCTGTTGACAGAATACATTTTTTATACTGGTAGCCTACTTTCATGTCAAGTCGCCGTTCCAGAATTGCCCATAAACCTTAGTATTCATGGAGCAGAACGGCACTATCCTTTAGAGTTATCCACCTTTCGTTATGCTTGCATTCTCTGCTATATGTGGTATAATAAATATAGCAATCCAAGAGTCATCAATATCCGGATTGTGGGAGAGTGCGATATGGAAGATTTTGAGAGAGAGGGCAGAAACGCATACATGAGGAACTACCGGAAAACACCAAGCGGCAAGATTGCCGTTGCGAAAGCGCAGAAAAAGCATTACCGCGCGCATCCAGAATATAATGCTACATATCAGAAATTGCACGCTTACGATATGGCACTTCGCAAACAGGGATTGACAACCGATGACTATGCCGAAATGTTCATTGCGCAGGGGGGTAAGTGTGCCTCTTGCGGAAAAGAGCCGCCACTTCGCGCGGGTAAGCCCTGTCGCTTGTGCGTAGATCACGACCATAAAACCGGCAAGGTTCGCGGCCTCTTGTGCTGGCGATGCAACATGGCACTGGGAAACGTGGACGATAGCCCCGAGACGCTTCAGAAGTTGCATGACTACTTGACGCACTTTGCGTAACACATAGTGGGTTACACGGTTCGTGAATTCGCTTAAGGTATCCGCCACAACCGCTATTATTGGAAATATCCGTTTTCTGATAATAGCGGAATTCTTATTATTGTTTTGAGAAAGATACGCACTATGGTATACATCCCCAACCTGAAATTATACCTTTCGGGCATAGTGTACAATTTGCACATTGCCCCCGCCATTTGCATATTATTTGCGGAAACGTATGCATCATGTACGGCTATGCACGCTTTTGACAAGTTGATGCAAAAAATGCACCTACTCGAACTCACGAGGATTCCTCGTATGTTCCTTAGAAATATTTGAAGTGTCCGGTATTTCCGAAGGGTTGCCCCGCAAAAGTGTGGTCAAGCGCAGAAATAGGGCCGTATAATGCAAAAGGGGTCATTCCGTTCCCCATTATTATATCGAAATGGTCACTAGACACCTCTCGACACCTTCGGACACCTCCCGACACCTCGGGACAGACCGGACACCTTCTGCATTTGATATGTCGATACTGGTGCTTCTGGTATTGTTACGACATACGAGATGCAGAAATGTCGCAACTTTCTGACAAGAATGTCGCAACTTGTCATAGTAACCTGCCAAGTTTTGTCATAGTAGACAACTTGGTCCCAACTTAGGCCCAAGAATGGGGACCATGTTCTTGTTTGACATGGGTTCAATTCCGAGTACAATATATGCGGCGGCTAGACTAGGCTCGCGACCCAGTTGAAACCAGACTCCTTTCTGGGGCCGCCAACACAAAACAAAGGAGACAAAGGAGTGTGAGCCAAATGGAACACTTACCACGGATTTGCACCGTATGCGGACAAGAATACTATCCCGTGTCTGCGAATCAAAAACGATGCGCCAAGTGTAATCAGGAGAGAACTCTTGCAAGGGGCGTAGTCCACCACGGAACATGTATAAGGTGCGGAAAAGAATATATTGCCCATAGTGACTGGCAAAAATATTGTCCCGATTGTGGCCCAATCGTACGCAAGGAAACATCCCATAGGTGGCAATTGGAACACCCCTCTAGCGAAAAAAGGCCCCCCGTCTATCAAACAAAAAGATGTGAGAGACGTATCTGCCCTCAATGCGGGAGAGAATACCGCCCCAGAAAGAATGGACAAGCCTTTTGTTCTGCCTGTATCGCGGAAGCAAGAGAGTTGTCACTGGGACGCTTTCCACTTCCAAGGGGTAATTGGAGAAGTGAATATGTCCCTATCCCGCTAAATCAACCATTTCCAAATTGCGAGGGCCATCATATTGACAAAACCCATATCGTTTATATCCCCAAGGAATTACACCAAAGCGTCCATCACGATCTCTGGGGAAACAAAAATATGGTGAGAATTAACGCCCTTGCCCTAGAATATCTCCAGAGAAAACCATAGGTATGCGAAAAGGGGGTCAAATTAGAGGTTTCCCGCGAATAGGTGAATATATACCCGTTTCTGACGATTACTTCGCTGTGCGTTGACGTGGCGCGATGCAACGCATAAATGGACACATTTGCCACGGTTTCCAAATCTGTGCTATAATAAATACGGACGTAGCGTACCCAACCCCACTTCGGCAAGAGTGGGGTTTCCTTATACCCATTCCCCATTGTGAAGAATATAGCGTTTCTCATTCACAGTTGGAGTGTTCACAAAAGTGGAATCGGATTAAGATATTAGCAGCAAGGGGAACAAGGGTTTCCACCCGTAAGCGAACTTAGCGCATTCGACATGAAGCAGGTAGCGGACGCGAGAGGGTTTCCACTCTCCGTTTTAGCACATGGTTTGACTTTCCCCTGCGGATTCAAAAATCTATCAAAGGAGATTGACATGATGAAGAATCATCAAATGACTGTCCTTACGGGTTTTAGAATGGAGTCCCTTAAGCAGCACGACCGCAAAAAGTATGACCGTATCAACGCAATGCTCATGGATGGATTGAAGGTTAAGCCTGACGATGTTGACTGGAACTCAGACCTTGGCAAACAACCGGAGCGGATACCTTGCCCTTGGGTTTGTCCTGTTACGTGCCGGAATTGTCAAGTCGTGGATTGTGCTGACAGGCTGGCGGGCATGGAGGTGTCGGGATGTTAAGTAATGAACAGAAAGCGGCAGTCGAAGAGAACCCCATCACGGTAGATCATGGCTATCACTATGAGCGCTTCGATTTCAACGGGGAACGGGAAGGCGAGATGACGCTCACTTGTCATTTTGGCAAGCCCGTCACCATCATCGGTCATACCCAAACTCTTGACGAACTGGAAGTTGTGGTCGCACGATTGATTGAAAAAGCGCGGAAGGAGGTATCCCATGGAAAAGTTGTCCAACCCAGTAAAGAACTCGCATGGAAGTAAGGTGACAAGAAACCCACTGCGTGAGTGGCGGGGGGTGAGTACCATTGATACGGCAGCTTTTGTATTAGAACTTTCGCAAAGCGCATATATCGCGCTAGAGTCTCACCCTGAAAAATCGTCTATCAATTCTGACCAAATTATCAGAGCTTCACAACTTACGGGTATCCCGCTTCCAGTCCTAGTCGACTGGCTGACGGAGACAACAAAGGAGATGGCATAATGGGATCATTCACGCCTGACACCAAATCGCAAGACGACTATGTTATACCCGCTGGTAGTTATGCTGCCAGACTCTATATGCTTGTCGATCTCGGGCACCAATACGTCCAGTATCCTGGTAAAGAGGGCGCATGGAGCCGCAAGATCAGACTCGGATGGGAGATTCCCGAGCTGACGGCAGAGTTTGAAGATAAGGATACCCACGAAAAGACCGTCAAGCCTCGCGTCATCGGTCGTGAGTATACCCTGTCCTATTACGCAAGCGCTCATCTGAAGGTTGACATCCAGTCATGGATTGGGCGCGACCTGACGGCAGATGAACAGGAGAAAGGTTACAACTTGCCCGGACTGCTTGGCAAGACCTGTATGCTCTCTGTTGCGCACAAAGAGGGCAAGAACAAGGACGGTCAGGCGAAGACCTTCGCAAATGTCGCCGGTATCATGGCCTGCCCGCGTGGACTGACCGTAGCGGAACAGTTCAATCCGACAATGCTCTATGAAATCGACAATGACCCCGGCAACAAGGTATTCGATGCACTGTATGAGTGGCTGCAACTGAAAATCAAGAAGGCAAGAGAGTTCCAGCCCGAAACTGAGACGGAACCCGAGACCGAGCCGACCGAAGAGCAGTTGGCGGATACGTCCGTTCCGTTCGATATTCCCGAAGTACCCGATGAACCAGCCACGCCCGCTGAGACTTATGTGTACGGTACCAAGTCCTACCCCCGCGAGGATTGGCTGGTACGGCTCCATAAGGCCATTGTCGACGAAGGCCTACTGGAACCAGACGGGATGGATGATCTCGGGCACGACGACCTGCAGGCGGTTGGAGTCGTGCTCATCAAGCAGTACCAGGTGGCAACTGCAGCGAAAGCAAAAGAGAAGAAGGTGAAGTGATGATAGAAATGGGCAAGAAGTACCAAACCCGCGACGGGCGCGCGGTGAGGATTCTGGCAACAGACGTTAACCATCCGCCGTTTCCCGTTGTTGGTACAATTATTTACGCCAACGAGAGCGAAGGGAATTTTCAATGGGCTGCAAATGGTTCGTACTACCCAGAAGAAAACCACATATCTGACCTCGACCTCATTCCCGTCCCCACGAAGCATGAGGGGTGGGTTGTCATCGGTTGGCTTGAAGATAGTCACTATCAGACCAACAAAGTTGTCTGGAATAGTCATGCTGAGGCCGTTGCACATGCCGACCATCTTTCTGGAATTGGTCAATACATTGCTCACGTCACTTGGGAGAGTTGATGAAATGGTCCCAACAGAGCAAGCCCCACGTGTGGAAACAATCGTCGCTATGGTGGCTCTTCTACAGGGTCGCCCGCAAGCTGAGGTGTTGGAACAACTGTATGAAGCCGGTCAACAGAGCGTAGTCGATGACCCGCAGGCATGGGGACTGGTGGGTACGCCATGCTGACCGCTCGCAATCTTGTTCCAACTGATTTGATGGATGACATGAGAGAGGCCCTTGACGACCTCTCTCGGGAAGTCGTGAACTATGGCAAGCAACTGGTTACCCTGGTGGAATCAGACAACGACTACAAAGAACTTTACGCAAAAACGTATTTGGAGGTCAAGGCGTCTGCAGACAAGCAAACTGTTGGGGAGATTGACGCGCGGGTAACTGAGCGTGTGAAAGACTCCAAACGAAGGGCAGACATTGCCGAAGCATTGATGAAGGCAACCCGTGAAAAAATGGATCTTGACCGCAAGCGGATTGAGGTTGACCAATCGGTGTTGTCATTTAGCCGTGCCGAATTGGAGCACACAATGAACGCAAACCCACCAAACCGTGAGCCACTGTTTGCAGGTGTGACATGAGCACCCTACAGGTTCTCGATCTTAGAAAACACGAGTTGAGAGTATCCCTTGTCCACACGGCTAAAAATTACGGGAAGGCCGCCAGGGAGACGGTCAAGATTTGGCACAAGATCCAGGAAGTACAGAGGGCAGAAACCTATTTGAGGAGGGTATAATGGAGCTATTCATCATCATTCCTTGGTTCATTCTCTGTTTTATGGTGGCCGGGCTATGGAGTTGGAAGGGCAGAAGTTGGGCCGGTGGATTCTGGGTTTCATTCTTCCTTAGTCCACTCGTTGGTTTCATCATCGGATTGTGCATTGCCCCGGCAAGGCGAAGGTAGGGTCGCGCTACTGGGTTGACACATCTGGCCTTTTGAGTATAATATTATGTGGCGGCTAGTGCAGGAGTGATCCCCTGCGCGACACTGGACCTGACCCCAGGCCGCCACACATCAAAAAGGTCGGGAAAGGTCGGGTGCAAAACATGAATGAGTTTTTCGATCAAGAGGCTTTCTTCAACGGACAAGGTTTAGCAAAGGATTACTATGACAAAAAAGACCTCGAAAGGGAAAAGGAAGATCGCGAGGCACGCAAGCGGAAACAGCAGCAAGCGGAAAAAGACGCTAGAACGATAGCACTGGGAAAACCCCTGCCGTCAACTGTCCGAATCCGAAACTTTATTTCCGAAAGCGTTATCTCTGGATTATACAAGAAGCAGCATGGACGTTGTGCCATTTGTGGAAAAGAATTGCATGACCATTTCCATGTTGACCATGACCACAAAACAAACCGCGTGAGAGGGCTTTTGTGTCTGCAATGCAATGTTATGCTTGGTATGGCACATGATAACGCAAAAGCCCTGTCTCGTAGTGCCAAGTACCTCAAAACACCATGAAGCCCGATAGCAAAGGATCGTGGATAGCCCTCTACACCAAAACACTGTACAGCGAGACGTTCAACCGCCTAAGTTGCGCGGAACGTAGCGTGTTCTTGCAGTGTTTCTTTTTAGCTGCCCGAATGGAGTATGATTGCGCCTATAATGGACGCTTCTATCACCTCCTTCCTGGGCAGTTTGTTATATCTCAACGAGACCTTGCTAAGCAATGTGGCGAAGGCTGTACCCGTCAGATTGTACGCGGTGCTATTAGTAAATTGGTAGACCTCAAAACCATAACCCATAGCAGACCCCAGTCGGGAACCCAGTCGCCAAGCCTGATAACCTTCATCAATTGGAGTGTTTACCAGCATACTCCAAAGTTGACAACCCAGTCAAGAACCCAAAGCACAACCCAGCTACAACCCAGTGACACCCTTCAACAGCTGATGAATGGCGGCGAAAATGCCCCTTACAAGGTTGGTACAGTGTTAAAAGAAGGTTTAGTACAAAAGACAGAGATGTCCCCCGAAGTTTCCGAAGTTCTTGCATACCTGAATGAAAAGGTCAAAAGAAACTTCAAGAACCCAGGGGACATTCCCGCGCGTCTAAAGGACTACTCTGTCGAAGATTGTAAAACCGTCATCGACAAGAAGTGTCTGGAATGGCTTGGTACTGATCTTTCCCGTCACCTTGACCCCGTTACCCTTTTCCGCCCAGCCAACTTTGACCGCTACCTGAATCAGGTTGAAGTTTCCCGCGAGACAATGACATTTAGAGAGTGGGTTGCGCTAAATCCTACGTTTGACTTTTTACGGTTTACCGATGAATATGCCAAAGCGGATGCTTTTCAGAGGGCGATTAAAGAAGCAAAGCGAGATCCCCGCGTCAAGTTTACAGATGATGACTTTGCAATGTTACACACAGCGACTAGAATTAAAACGCGGGAAGCACAAGACGACATGAGGGAGGCAAAAAGATGATCGAAGGTTCGATTGGTGAAAGTGTCCGGGGAATTGTGGACAGGGTTGCTGAGATTCGAGCGGATATTGCTGGAACTGAGCCGGTAATCCGCGAGGAACTGCTGAAGATTCCTGATAGTACATTTTTTGCTACCGTTTGCCATAATGTTATTGGCCATACCCCCGAAGAAGTACCCGAAGGCACTCACCTGTTCCAGTGTTCTTGGAACAATCGGCAATTGTTCAATGATCGCAGTCGTGATGCTGAATATATGAGAACACATGAGGGTAAACACGAATATATGATTGCTAGCGATCCCGGGGTTCCAGAGAGACGAAAAGAACAACATCCCGAGATTATGGTCAACATTGCGGGACTCTCTCGATTTTCAATGTCCTGTCCTTATGGCGAGACAGAGAAATGTCCGCGTCGTAATGTTCAATTTAGCCGAGACGATAAACACACACAAAAGGAGACGGTGAGATGAGAGTATTTGTTGGCTGGATTTACAAATTGGAGGCCAAGCATGACTAAGGTTAAAAGGCTTGACGATTTTACCGAAGTTGATATGGCAGAGGGGCGATTATTGAATGAAATCCATGAAAACATTTCCCTTGGGATAGGTCAAGCAATCCGTTCCCTTATCTCCGCTGTCCGTGCAGAAGGGGCAATTACGCTTACCGACGCCTATATTGTATCCACTGCTGGCCTTCCCCACAAAGAAGGAGAGGGTATGCCCCTTGATGGGTATCTCATACAATTGCGGGCGAGGCTTATGCCACTTCTAAATGCCGACATTGAAATTGATGCGACAGAACTCCTTGACCGCGTTATCAATGCCGCCGAAGTGGTGGGGATTAAACTTGGAAGAGCAGCAGGAAAGGCAGAGGGGGCAGAGCAGGAACGTATGAGAATATGGTTGGAGCGCGACCATGAACCGTGGGGGCCGAATGAACGGTGCGTGTTGATTCCCATTATAGCGTTCCGCCCCGCCTCCGTTCTTGCGCTAAAGGAGGCCAGCCATGACCCTTGAGCAGTTAGTCCCAACTCTTGAAGTCTGTCAGCAATTGAAAGCCGCAGGGTTTCCGCAGGACTCGGCGCTTCAATGGTATCCAACTCTTGCCGATGATGGAGAAAGCGAGGGCGAAGGTGGCGTGGTATGGCCCTCTGACCTTTTGTCAAAGGATGCTTTCTGTGCCGCCCCCACGGCTGGCGAACTGATAGCATGGATAGAGGCACGGTTTCCCAAAGCAAATCTTGTCGGTATGCCTGGCGTTTACGGATGGCACTGGCGGATATGGCGCGAGGGAGACCTTGATGAGAACGAACCATTGGACGCTTATAGCAAGAATTCAGATGTAGAGCAACTTGCCGCCCTTGTGCTGGAGGTGGCGGGATGACCCAAGTTTCCTGTGGTATCTACGAAGATGCTGAGCATAACCTTGTCAACATCAACGGGGAAATCCTAGTCGAAGCCGCAAAACGTAGCCGCACAGAGGTTTACAGCCGCGTGGTTGGCTACCTGAGGCCTGTCGCCCAGTGGAACAAGGGGAAGAAGGCGGAATGGGCCGACAGAGTTTCATTCGTGGCGACGACTACGCCAAAGGAGGTCAAACCGTGAGTACGGTATTGAAGCGTAAAATATCCGGTGAAGTCGTACGGGTTGAATCTAAACCGAAACGCAAGCAGACTCCATCGGGATTACGTGATGCTCATATCAAGAAGCTGAAGAAGGAAAACGACTTGATATGGAGCGCCATTGTCAAGATGTTTGCGGAATGCAAGTCTGAGAAAGTCCCTACAGAGCAAGAGCTGATAGACCATCCCAGTCGACAGTTGAACAGCCATCACTATTTCAGAAAGCAAATGTACCCGTGGCTTCGATGGGACGTAAGAAATGGTCTCTGCATACACAGCTGGCAGCATGTTTTGGCTCGTGGCTCTGCTCATGACGATCCAGTCATCTTTGACTTGTGGGCAACTCCCTACCTAAAAGAGCGCGGGGACTATGGCTATTTGCTAGGCGAAATTGCAAGGCCGCAGAAAATTACCCCAATGTTCATTGAGGAATGTAATGCCAATTTACGAGACTTGTTTTATGAAACTGGTGGCTCTGTCTGGGGTGAATAGAAAATCCCGCTATTGCTTGACTCGCGCAACGTTTGTGGTATAATAAATATGGCGAGGAATGGCTATCCCCGTTCCTTGCCAATCCTTGGATAGAAGGAGTTTAAATGAGCAAATGTACGTGCGAAGCAAGAACGTGTCAGATATGCGGGAAAGAATACCTCCCAAAAAGCAATGTTCAAAGATATTGTACTGATTGTCGTAGGGAAAAACATAATATGGAAGAAAGAACGCGTCGCTCAGAACATCGGGCGGCGTTTTGTATTAAAGACAAGATTTACCATGCAGCACATCGCGAAGAGATGAATGAGAAATCTAGACAATATGGACTTTCTCATAAGGAAGAAATCAAGGAATCTGGGATAAGGTATCGTCAAGTTAATCGCGAGATGCTTTCTGCGAAAGAAAAACTGAATCGGCACACCCCCGGGAGAACCGCAATCAGAAAAACGGTCGCCCTTAAACGAAATAACGAAATGCGCGCAGCGGGAAAATTAGACACCGCAGCGTTCTATGCTAAACGTGATACACTAGAGTGGCATTGTCAGATATGCGATACGGTACTTACCAAACAGATTGTTACCGTTGACCACATCATTCCCGTTAGCAAAGGCGGAACAAATGCTATTGAGAACCTACAGCCCCTTTGTTTCCATTGTAATGCAAGCAAGGGAGCGAAGATTATGGAGGTAAAACTATGAGTGATCAGTTCAAGCCCATTGAGGCTCCCTATCTTGACCAATGGCGAAAGCGCCTTGATGACGCCAAACCCGCCAAGCCGGTAGTCAAGAAGCGGAAGGGCAAGCGGAAGGCGCGGAAATGAGGGGGTCATTCCGTAAGCGACTTCGCTACTGGTTCATTGACTATGGCGAGATTGCCTTTGTCCTGTCTATACTTGTGGCAGCCGCCATCATTGTTGTGTGGATGCTGGTTCTACTTCTGGCACCCGAGACGGCAAGCGCGGGAGACATCGTTAATTTCAGAACTGCTACCCGCCAGGCCCCCGCAACCCTCCACTTGGATTATGCCACTACGCGCGATTCTAGCCCGATAGCGAGGGTATACCTCATGGAGATCACCGCTTACTCACCTCGCGTCTGTGAGACCGATAATGACCCCTTAACCATGGCGTCAGGGCAGAAAGTTCGCGTTGGGGCGATCGCCGCTGATCTGAGTATTCTTCCAATGCATTCGCTAGTGCGGATTCCCGGATATAACAACGGTGGCGTATGCGAGGTGCTTGATACCGGCGGAAGCATTAAGGGGCTTCGCCTAGATATTTTTCTATGGTCAACACATGAGGCAACACATTGGGGCCGTCGTAAAAATGTTCCCGTTGAAATATTGCGGAGAGGGGAGTGAGTGATGAAATCCGATGATGGCTGGAATCTCTTTGACGAACCGATTGAGCAGGGTACTCCCATTGAAGTTCCCGCCCCGCATGGCAAATGGGAATTTGACAGTGAGGGGAAAGTTGATTGTTTCGCCTGTGTCTGTCTTAACTGTGCCAACAATGGGAAAAGCTGTACCGATTGCAAGGGGATTGAGGCTTGCATGAAACATAGCAGCAAGGTTGACCATTGCCCAGACTATAGAAAGGAGGAAACGGTATGAAACTCATGGAGCGTCATCTTCAGATTCCCAATGGTGAGGATTGTTTCGACTGTCCGTTCTACTATTTCGATCCCACGCAGACGGGGTGTAATAATGGGATGCTCTATACCGCAGATATCGTCAGCGGAAAGCGGAATGCGGAGTGTCTGAAAGAGTTTCCCAATGGTGCCACGATTTGGTTTGAAAGGGGGAAGCCATGACCGAACCTACGATCTGCGCGAAATGCAGGCACTATTCGCCTGCCGTTTATAAATGGCACAACGGTCCCGTTCTTCTTGACGTTCCCGCTACCTGCTGGCATCCAACCAAGGGACTGAGTTTCAATTACGTTACGGGCGATCCCGCGTGGATGGAACCAGATGATTGTTTCCAGAAGAATCATGGGGATTGTGCCGAATATGTGTTTGATCCGATCGTTGTTGGCGAACCGCCGTATAAGCATTGGTGGCAGAAATGATTGATGATCTGTTCGCACAAGAGCGTCCAGCAGAACTGCATCTCCCCACGAAGGGTTGTCGCTTTCCTTATGAGGTATTTGTCGCTAATGGTTTTACTGGTGAGTGGGTTCCAACCGCCAACGGCGATGACGAACTCTATCGGTTACTCCAGGACAACTTTATGTACACGAAAGACGGGCGTTTCTACACCTGTGGTGACGACGTGCCAACGTATCTGAGCCATATTACGACGTTACCAGAAACTATTACCGCACGCGATGTCACAAGCATTGTTTGTGAGTTCAGAAAGCGGGTGTCTGCATGACCTCTCTTGTGGATGCAGCAATTCTTGCGGGTTACACTGTCATCAGCAACAACGCGCCAACGTGTCTAGAAATTGCAGGTCTCGGTGACTGGGTAAAGGTAGAAAAATCATGTCGTCGGTTTGTCAAGCGTGGCCTACCCGGAAGGGCTGTTGACCACGTGACCGTTGTTGTCCGCAATGCAGATGGAACACGCGAGTTGCGGGACGTAGGGATCAATCAGGTAAGGTATGCCGTATTGCCAAGCGTTCAGTGTAAACCCAACCGCCGGACCTATCCAGGGTGTGGTCTCTATGGTCCACGTCCAGCCGGCAAACGGTGGCAATGTCAGATGACCGTACATGGAAAGCGGCTGTATCTCGGGATTTGGGACACGATGGAAGAGGCAGCCCACGCAAGAGACCGCTACGCGATAGTTCACGATCTCCATATTCCTCTCAATTATCCCGAGGAGGTAACAGCCTAAAAACCGTTCTGCTGGCTTGACTTGGGTGCCGAAAAGTGGTATAATATCATCCGCAGAATGATGAGAGACATGGCCGCGGCAGCAACCGCGAAACATCAGTTTCTATCGGATATATACGATTCCTCTCACTATACCTATCCCCAACAGGATGGTACGGTGAGAGGTTTTTTCATGTCTGGGGGCCGTAGATAATGCCGACAGGGGTATATGTACGGACCGCGGAAACTAGGGCAAGGAATTCTGCGGGGCATATGGGAAAAACTCCATGGAACAAGGGAATTCCAATGTCAGCAGAACACTGTGCAAGGCTGTCTGCGTCTCACATGGGAATTAGCCACGTGACGTCTCCCGAGACGCGAGCAAAAATATCTGCAAGTGAGAAGGGGAAGGAAATATCTGCCGAGACTCGGGCAAAAATAATCCAGGCGCGGAGTAGGCAGTTAATGGAACCCTGTTCTCCAGAAAAGCGAGCCAAGATTTCTGCCGCAATGATGGGGCACACATTTACGGGACTGAGACACTATACCCCAGAAATGTGTCTGAAAGTTTCTGTGGCGTTGTGGCGGGGTGGCAAGAAAGTATCAAAAGCCAAATCTCACTCTAAGCGCCGAACCCTTGGTTTTACTCCGTTGAATTCTTCTTTTGCTGGCAGTGATGCACACCACATTAACCAGTCAGACGTTATCTACATTCCGAAGGCTATGCACAAAAGCGTTTCGCATAACCAGTGGACTGGCAAGGGTATGGCTGAAATTAATGCCCTCGCTGGCGCGTTCTTAACTGAGGACTGGACATGACGTTAGACGATTATAGAAAAATGGCAAATGGTACATCCAATGGCGGGCAGTCGACTCCTCGTGTGCTTGCGAGCGCCCTGGCTCGGGTGAGATTCCCGAGGCCCGCCAACTCTCCATGGACAGATGTGGACAGGTTGCCCCGATGAGCAGATCAGTCAAGAGGGTGTGGGTTGGACCCAATTGTGTTTGCCGTTCCTGCAAGCAGGACAAGAGAATTGCACACGGTATCTATCGCTC